TGTCTGGGTAGGCTTCTTTAACTGTGTTGTGGGTGATTTTGTATCGTTTTCCAAGTTGCTTATCCTTTACAGTACACAAGCACTCAGCTTCATCGGGGTGGAGTGATTCCAAAAGCTGAATAAACATAGATTCCCTACGGGTAGTGTTAAGAGAATCATTACCCCCCTTCACAAAGTTGTAGAGAATTCTGTACTGACTGCTCAGTCTGCTTACACCATCACCAGTTTTATTATCATTGGGAGTGTAAGGAACTTCACCGTCAGGCAGTGCAGATTCAATGGTCTCATCGAAATTCCAAACGAAAAGATGAATGAGAGCAGGAGATCTATACTCTTGCAGGATAGCAATCTTTTCGTTTTTTGTCTTTGCGTTTGAAACCTTTTGAAATACTTCAGTTACAAGCGGGTTGGGGGGTAATTTAGCCATGATTAAACTCCAAAATAATTAATCGTCGTCTTCAAGTTCGTCATCATAAGTGAATCTAAATGCAATCAATGAATCAGCAAGAACATTTCCATCCTCGTCATACATTTCTGGGTGCATAGAGGGTTCTTGAACAGAATTATACAACAAGTACTCCCTTGCTGTCCATCCTACCATGCCACCAACAAAAAAAGCCATGAACGCAACAAGCGTTCCAAAAACAAGACTGACTGCTAACATTTTTGTTCTCCTGGAACTTCCTATTCGGTTGCTCCTTCACAGGAACAACCACCTTAACAAAAGTGCGTGATGTTCCTCCATAACTTGAAATTATTTATGCCATTATAGCAGTTTCTGTTCCTGAAGATACTGAAGGGTATCCTTACATCCACCAATATACTGATCATCAATAGAAACTTGTGGAAAAGTAGCACCTTCACCAAACTCAGCATAGAACTGCTCTTTGGTGAAATCGGTTTCATACTTATATTCGATGTAATCAAAGTTCAAATGACCGAGAAGATATTTGACTCGATCACACCATTGACAATTTTCTTTTGTGTAGACTACTGCTTTCATTGTTATTAAAAACCGTGATTGGGGAGTTCTTCTTCAAAAATCGGTTGCTCAAACTGACCTTCAGAATAGGTAAGTCCAATATCTGGAAATCCAGTCTCTTCTGTGACTTTTATAATTTGACACCCTGGATCAGGACATTTCCATGATGATCCTTCTTTTAGAAGGATGGTATTTTGAACAACACCATCTTTCACAATTGCGTATAAATTTTCTTCAGACATAAAGAAATGTATAGTGCGATTTATTTAGAATCATTTCGATAATTCTATCACAAAAATCTCAAAACTGCTACACCATCACCAGGTTTAGAGGTTTGACCTGTATTGTTTTCACCAGATCCTCCACCACCGCCACCACGGTTCTCTCCTCTGGTGACACCATCGTTACCATTATTACCTACACCACTACCACCAGATCCTCCAGAACCACCAGGTCCACCACAGTTGGGAGAACGACCACCTCCGCCTCCTCCACCACCAGAGTAGAACTTAGCACCATCTGCTTCTACATCATACTGACGACCAGCACCACCGTTGCCACCACGACCACCACCACAACCACCGCAACTAGATCCATTACTACCACCACCAGCGGCACCTCCACCACCTCCACCAGCAGATCCAGCATGGACGTTCCAGCAGAAACTACCACCACCAGGTCCAGTGCTTACTGTAGATCCATTCTCTACTGTAGCACCAGCTCTACCACCGTTTCCAGAGTTAGAACCAGATGTACCACCTCCACCACCAGGAGCAGTAAAATTAACACTACCATCAGCATGAACAATACTTGTGGCACCTCCATTTCTACCATTACTATTTCCACCAGCACCAATGGTTACCGTGTATTCACCTGGAGGAAGCATTGTGGATGCTTCATAGGTGATCCCTCCACCACCTCCACCACCAGCAGAGTAAGGACCTCCCCATCCTCCACCACCACCGACAGTCAGCAACCTCACCTCTTCTTCTTGGACAAGAGTGAATGATGAAGAAGATTCAAACTCCCATACTATCTCACCAGCAGGAGTCTCACCGACGATGGCATCACCAGAGCTTTTGATGCTATGAAAAACTTCCCAAGTTTCATCAGCAGTTTTGATGTATGCTTCTTTAACAGAATGCCAAGAAATACCATTCTTAATATACATCTGGTTGATGGCATTCCAACCATTGCTGTCTTTAATGTACGATGTAGTAGGCATAATCAGGTAGTTCCGATGTAATACCAAATATCACCAGCAGCACCAATTACATTAGAACCAGGTGTAGATGCTGACGAAACATAACGAGTGGCATATCCATTGCTAGTTGAACCAATGGTGACTACAGTTCCACTAGCAGTAATGGTTGGTGTTCCAGAGTAAGAATCGTACTGGACATAAACAGTTGCGGCAGCACCAGTGATCGTTACGGCAGCACCAGACAAAGCACTTACAGATAAGTTGGAACCGAAGTTAATGGTTCCAGCAACACCAACGACAGATCCATCATCTTTGATTTCAATACCAGTACCAGAAGCAGTAACACCAGTCAGTCCAGATCCATCTCCAACGAATTGACTGGCACTGAAGATTCCACTGACGGCAGTATTGCCATCCTTATAGACTGTTAAATAAGTACCAACTTGGAGTGGTCCTTGAGGACCAGGATTAACACCAAGATCGATTGCTAAAGAATATCCTGTACCTACTTTCAGATTAGACTGAACAGTTCCACCAATAGAAACATCAGTGCTGATCGATACTTGAACTGCATTGATGTTTAAGTTGTTGACACTACTAATCTTCGGTGTTCCACTGACACCAGTAAGACTAATTTTCTTTGCACCAAAGCCCTTTTCTGCCATGACAGTTCTTTATTGACTATTTATTGTAATACCAGTCATCTCAATACCGCCCTGAATTCCAAGTAATACATCACCCTCATCTACGGGAGGAGTTGGTGCTGGTGGAGTAACCGTATACGGATTGTACGCAATTCTGGTGCTAGCATCTCTGAGATTATAGAATCCCGTCCAGTATGCAGTGGTAGTGTCATCAGGATATTCATCTTGATAAAGATCTGTACCAACCACTTGAGTTCCGTGACTATTTAACCAGTTTTTTACATCTCTGGATGTAGATGTTGGGAATGATTCCATATAAAGAGCAATCAAACCTGCCGCAACTGGAGCAGCAGCACTGGTTCCATTGAAAGATCTATCGTAGAACCTTGTGTCATCCCACCTTTGATAATTTTGATTCAAACCATTTGCCGTGGCACCAATGGTCTCGTCTGCTGGAGCCCAAAGATCAATACCAGGACCATTGTTAGAATAGTATGCCTGTCTCTCCTTATAATCAGTCAGAATGAATTCATCCATCGCACCAACACAAATGACTGGATGGAAGTCAGATCCACTATCAAAACCAATGCCCTGTGGATTCATCCAGTCTCTATGATTACATGGAACAGTTCCCGCAGGAAACTCTGCCCTGGGATCTGTGGATCCAAAGTAAGCATCAGACATATAGTTCAAACGATCTGGATCGGCAGCACCAATACCAAGTCTTTGATTGTTGTTACCTGCTGCTGCGACGTAGATAACACCAGCATCCATGGCTTCACTGCCAGCAGTATCAGTGGAGTTAGAACGAGAAGAAGTAGACCAGGACCTGTAAGCAAATGAAACCTGATTCAACAAACCATTCTTCATTGCTGTAACTTGATTTGTAGTCGCAGCATTCCCAGCGAAAGTTCCTGTCGATCCTCTGAACTTGTAACTAACTATGCTACCAGAATAAAATGCTGCTTGGTATCCCCAACTACCATTACAAACAGTTGGATTCTTAACATTAGTTATGGGGTTTACTGGTTTATTAGCATGAAAGATCTTCAAAAGATCGTAGTTGGCTTCAATACTCAGACCAACATTGTCAGCAATACCAGGAAGATTCCAAATGTTTGCTTCAAATGCCAACCCATATGTCTTTCCAGCAGCAAGAGAAGCACAGGCAGTTCCATGACTACTAATTAAACTATTAACACCATCCAATCTATCACCCACTGATCTAGCAGCAGTGTAAGTGGCAGGAATAGAAACCGTACCAGCAGATGCGAACTGAGCAGATCTATTGGCACCGTTCTCCCACCATGCTTCTGCGGATGCTGTTGTGATACCAGTTCTACCATCTGGTTTTGTATATGTAAACCCGTTAGTATCAAAATACGTTGGATCAATATAGTATGGACCATCTAAAACAATATCACTGACTCTAGATGTACCATCGTCTTTCAAAAACTCTGGATGATATTGGAGAACACCAGAGTCATGAATAACGATGTCAACGTTCGCACCAGTCAAAGTATATGTTACATCACCAAACTTTACTGGAGGGTTGCCAGTTACACCTTCCCAGAAATCACCATTGGTTGCGATACCAGTTCTGGGAAGAGCCCAAGTTGTTCTGTTTAACTCACCAGCAGTTGCGATACCTGGTGGAGCATTGAAATCAAGGTCTCTGTATATCTTTACATCTGATCCAAACCTAGCTGTTGCTGGTTCTGGTTTTGGATACGCATCTGGATTACATGTTGGACATAACTCTACCCATTCAATTTTATCATGTAGTCTTAAATCTTCTGCCTCATGTTCTTCCAGTTCAAAAGTTCCTCTGGTGGGACTATGAAGTTTCTCATCAGCACAACAAACTGCTCTATTGGGGATATGTAAACATGAAGATCCTTTCTTACAGAGGAGATCATGAATCTCTTGCCAGTATTCTGGTTTGGTAACCTTGATCGTGTACTTCATATCAAAGCATTGTATTTCTTACAAATCTGTAGGTTGTTACACCACTCATCCCTAGTTCTGGTGTTGCCTGAAGTTTGACAATACCACCTTCTACGGTTGCCCCCATAGAAACAATCGTACTGTTGTCCGTCATGATGGCATACTCCTGAATGCTAACTCCAGATGTATGCTTGATGATCAGTGCTTTTTGTGCCTGAGTATTGACAGTCTCTTGGAAGTGCAGAGTATATTCTGCGAACTTAAAGTCGTAGTCATTAGGATTGAAAGTATCAATGTTATGTGGAACACCAACAACAGCAGTCCAAGATCCTTTTCCTACAGTTACTCCGTGAACAGATCCAATCTGAAGTGTGGTCTGTGGATTTGTTGTAGCAATACCAACATTAGAAACAGTATTGATACCAACGTCGGTGGATTGCCAGAGACCACTGGCTCCACCACCACCTCCACCACCACCAGCAGAAGGAGCACCAGCAAGGGGAGTGAAACTAATATCTTTAGAGGATGCCTTAACAACGATGCTTTGGTTGACAGCAAGAACTAAGTCGGTAACAGTAAAGTTGGCACCAGGAGTTAGTGGTTGGGCAAAGATAATCCACCCACTATCAAGATCACCATTCTCATCTGCTACACCAACCCAGATCTTAGTATCTTCATATCCTTGGTTGTTAATACCAAGAGTGTAAGAAGTATCAGATGCTGCTGAAGTTAATGTTAAGGTCTTTCCTTTATTAGCATCAGTAGTAATAAGAGAATCTACTCTACCATCTCCACCACCACCAGTTCCAATGACAGAGAAAGAAACACCTGCTTTTTGAGATTGAACTACAAGGGTTTCGTTTACATCAATATATAACTTCTCGACTTCGACTACTTCTAAAGGAGAGATGTAATTATTTCTACGTACATACTCACTGTTTAAGATATCATTGGCATTTGTGGAAACACCAATAGAGTATCTGTTATTTTCGTTAGTGTTATTGTTTACATAAACGGTTACAGCTTGGGAAGAAGCAGCAGTAAAAATCCCAACTGGTTGTGCGTTTGTTGTAATTAAGGATCCTAACTTACCAAAAGCCACGTTATCCCTTCAAAATGCTCGTCTAGATATTTATGTGATATAATGAGTAGAAGAAAAACACTATATGATTATTCTCACAGGTTATCAAGGGTTCATTGGAAAAAATTTTGCCGATGCCCTTTGGAGTCAGAAGTTATACCGTGTTGAGATGAGTCACTGTTTCCAGTTCTTAGAACAGTTCGATGACTGGAAAAAAGTTCATCTAATCATCCATCAGGGTGCTATGTCTAGCACTGTGGAAAAAGATATTAACAAAATCCACAGGTACAATGTAGATTTCTCAATTAAACTTTTTGAGAAAGCAATTGAGTATAAAATCCCCGTGATCTATGCCTCATCGGCATCGGTTTATGGTAACAAGACAGATGGTTCTGTCAATCCCCTGAACTATTATGCTGTCTCTAAACTGCAGGTAGATTATTGGGTTCAGGATAACATTGATAAGTTTAGAAAGATCCAAGGGTTCAGATACTTCAATGTCTATGGTGACGGTGAAGAGCACAAGGGTGAGCAGGCAAGTCCCGTGAGCAAGTTCACCTGGCAGATTAGAAAGCAGGGATACCTTAATCTGTTTGAGGGTTCTGATAACTTCCTGCGTGACTTTGTATGCGTCAAGGACGTTGTTCGTCTGGCACTCTACAACAACAAACCCAGTGGCATCTATGATCTTGGCACCAACAATCCCGTCAGTTTCCAATATGTTGCTGAGCAAGTAGCAAAAAAAGAAGGTGGTGAGATACGGTATGTACCGTTCCCCAACCACCTAAAAGGAAAGTATCAGGACTACACTTGTGCCAACATGAGTTGGATCAAAGAGTATCCTTACATCACTATCCCAGAGTATCTCCAGCTATGACTCTGTGACTATCTTCATCAAAGTGCTGAGTTGAGAACTCATACAACTCAGTATCTTGTAACGCTTCCATGCGATGTCTCATCCCAGGAGGGACATGGAACTT